AAGATTTGTTAATAAGCTTACAGGTAGAATAGTTTTTACTTGGTAAAGCCTGTTTTTTAAATTGTAAAGATTTATTAAATAAGGAAAATAATAAGTAGCATACAATCCGTTATTTATTGTTTGCTGTTCTACTATTGAAATTTCAGCGCCCCAATTTAAACTATAGTTCGTGTTTTGATAAATTAAATCTTGGCTAAAAATTGCGTAGTCTGTAATATCTTGCGTTGTAGTATCGTCAAAAAACTTTATAGGCGTTGAAGCTGTCCCCTGACCATAAAAATAAAGTAGTGTAGGCTTTGGCGTGTAAGATTGAAAGTTTTGGTCTAAACAATAGCCTACAAAAACGCCGCTTCCTGTGAATTCAGTAAATTGTAAGTTTTCAAACGGCTGTTGTATAACGTATTCGCTTCCATCGTAGTCGAATTTATAATCTAAATCGCCGTATTCCCTTCCTGTTAAAGTAAAGAAATTTCTATTTGTAAAAGATTCGCTTTTTTCATATTTGAAAGCTATGTTTTTATAAAGCTTTATTCTTTCTACGTCTATTGAAGTTATATCCGTGTATTCAGTTACATCCACAACAGCGCCCTGTCCGTACCATTCGTCTAAAGGAAGCACTTCAAAAGTGTCTGTTCCTACGCTTACACAAGTAGCGTTAAACTGCTTTAGAACGCCTGTAAAGAAGTCGCTTACTTTCATTTCAGGAAGCGTGCTATTTAGATTTACATTTCCTGTTAGTGCGTTCGTGTTTGTGTCAATTATTGAATAACTTGAAACGCTTTGCGGCTGTCCTGAAGGCGGTTCGTAAATTGCGTTTATTAGGTAGGTTATTACTACTTCAAAGTTCATTGAAATATCCGCTTTTACTTTGAAAGTGTAATTAGTGTCTAGTCCGAAAGTATTTTGAATAACTATGTCAGGCAAGTTTCCTGTAGTAGTTCCTTGAAGTGTTTGGTTGTAGTTGCCGTCTTGAAAAACGTCTATGTAATAAGTTCCTACTGCACTTTGTGTTACTACATTAAGTTTTATTTTGTGGTCTATAACGTTGTTTGCGTATTGTACGTTAATGCTGTTTTCTGTTAGGTCTATGTAAGTGTTTGCAGGTTGTAATCCTAGTCCTGTGTAGTTTAGGTCTGTAGAAGTAGTTATTATGGAATTGAAGTCTATGTCTTGCGCTTCAGTAATAAAGTTCCATTCGTTCGTGTTTTTGCCAAATAAAAAACACTTTGTAAATCTTGGGTCTGTTAAAAACGTTCCTGTAAATGTAAGTCCGTAAGTGTTTTCTATTGCTTCAAATAGTTTACTTATTTTAACAGCGGGGAAAAGTTCATCGTATTGAATAGCGCCGCCGTTTGTTGTTATGTCGTTCGCTGTAGCATCGCCATAAGTCCAAAGCCTAGTATTTGCTATTAGTGGGTAACGAACATCGTAGTCTGTAGCTGTGTCCGTGATTCGGTCGTATATTTCTGTTCCGTCATAGGCGAATTCTAACGAAGTTAAATCTAGTGCATTTAATTTGTCTTCGCCGAATGCGTCTTTAAGCGTTCTAATATCGCCGTAAAACGTTATAGTGTAGCTTTCTACTTGTCCGTCTTTTACATTGGCTTTTTCTAGTTGTATTTTTCCCCTTCTAAAGTCTGTTAAATCTATTTCTATTTTTGCCCTTCTTCGTATGTTGTGGTCTATTGTTCCATCTACGTCACTTTGATAAAAGTGTTCGAAAATTTCATTATTGTATGGGCTTGCAGGAACAGTAAACGACTGACTAAAATCCGTGTAGACTTTGCTTATGTCTGCTATGTTTTGAACCGAACTATTTACGCTTATTTGTTCGTCTTGGAATAGTTCTAATCTTTTTCCTTCTATGTATACTTGTACGCTTCGCATTATATTACGCTGTTTATTGCATTGTAAGCAAACTTAAATTCTAGTTGATAGTTTATAGTTCCTTTGTTTATTCCTTTGAATAGTTCCGTGTTTTTCGTGTTTAATTGGGCAGGCTTTCCGTCTATTAAAATTCTTTCGCTAAACATTAAATCTTGGATTACGTTTTTGTAGCTTTCTTTTACCCAATCTGTATTAACACGGATTGTTTTATTTCCTTTTACATTGAAAATTTTTCTTTGTCCTTCTTGTGTGTCGTAACTAGGTAAAGTACTTTGAAGTAAATTGTATTCCGTGTTTTCAACGTTCAAAGAATCCGTACTAGTAGCAAAGAACCAAGTTCGTTGCCAAGCGCCATACTTATTAACAAAATCGCAAGCTACAGGAATGTATTTAGGAACACATTTAGGGCGCATAGTAAAGCTGTGTACTACGTTTAAACTTCCGTCTATAATTTCTACTAAATTTCCGTCTGCATAATCGCCATTTCGTACTCTGAATAAATCGTACCACCCTGCTACAGGATAGTTGTAAGTTTGCGTTGAAGAAGTGCTTAAGTTAGTATATTTTACACTAAATCCACTATCTAAATAACAAGTTGCTATTCCGCTTTGGTAAAATTCGCCTTCAAGCGCTGTTAAAGTAATGTCAGAGTCATAAGGATAATAATACGTTTCGCTGTCTAAATGATAGTTTCCCAAATCGTGATTACTTCCGTCTTCATATAGTGTGTAGCCGTCAAAAGCGAAGTAGTCCGTAGTATCTAAAAGCGTGTCTACGCCTACTACTATTTTGTAGCGTTTTATTTGTACGTTGCAGTATTCAGCTGTCGGCGTTGGTTTGTTTACTGTGTTAAAGTTACTTTGGTAAGTAGCGTGGCTTATGTATTCACGTATATAAGGACTTACGTTATAAAGCGTTTGTAAGTTGTTTGAAGCAGGAATGCTTTTACTTAAAGTGTAGGCAGGGTCAGCGGGTACGCTTCCCGTGTTCCATAAATAAATTTCTATTTTAGAAGCCGTTTGCCCTGTTTCGTTTACTTCTATTATGTAGGGGCTTCTTGCGAATATATTACTCATTTCTTAAAGTTTTCTTTTGTTATTTCTTCAAATAATTCTTCAACGTCTAATCCGTATTTTTCTACAAGTTCATCAGGTAGTTTTTTAAACGCTGCTTCAAATGGCTTTGTAAAAAAAAGGCTAGGCTTAATTCCGTTCATAAAAATACTTCGTGCTATTAAAAACTGAATGCTTTTTCTACTTATAAATTGTCCGCCTGCTTTTCTTGGCGCTATTCCTTTTCTTACTATCCACTTATCTAATTTACTAGGCGGTGGCATTCCTTTTAATCCGCTTCCTTTTTGTTTGTAAGAATAAGGCGTATCGTATTTCTTTTTTACACCGCTTACCCCTTGGTCTTGAAAGAAGCCGTAGTCTTCCATTTCAAAGCTTATCTGAATACTGTTTTTTGATTCTTTAACGTAGCCTTTTAAACTATTGTAAAGCGTTTTAGACGAATTCTTTTTCATCCGTGTTAGATTAGACTTCGCTTGTTGTATTACGTAGTCTTTAAAGTCGTCTAGAAAGGCTTGTACGTTGTTTAGCATATTGTCATATCATTAGGAATAAGAACGTCAAAAGTCATAGTCCATCCTGCTAGTTTGTTTTCGAATCTATCTATAAAAGGTTCGCAAGTTGGATTTCCTGTAACTTGAAACTTATCGTCGTATAAATCACCCCTTCTTAAAAATTCATACATTCTATTTAATACTGCTAGTTGAGTGTTTAGGATGTCTATTTCGTTGTCGTTTCCGTCAAAAATGTCTTCTGTTTCGTCTTTTGATATGTTTACGATGTCCATAGCTAAAACGCTTATGTTACATTGTTGAACGTTATTAACAAACTGAACATTATTTACAATAATATGCACTAAAGGAAAAATAGTCTGTTTGTTTAAATCTACTCGGAATATGTCGCCCTGCGTAATTGTATTTACTATTGGGTCTGCTTCAAAGTGTTCTTTTATTCGTGTTATTAAATTGTAGTAGCCTGTCATTTTCTATATGCTTTTCTTAATTCGTTACTTTCGATTTGATTTTTTTGTTTTTCGAAGATGAGATACGTGAGACATTGAGTAAGCGGAAGTCTTGTAACTTGGTCAAACTTTGTGATGTCTCCTTTAGCGATTCCATAAATACTTCCATACCACCCCCATCTTTTGTTAAATTGTCCGCGTTCTGTGAAGTCGCTAAAGTTATCTTGTTCTTCTTCATCTCTCGTGACAAATAGTTCATCGTAGCTGTTAATAATTCGCTTCCTAAATTCCAAAAAAAAATATAGGCGCTTATGCATACACCAAGCGGTGCGAACTTCATAAGGTCTTGCATATCTTTATTTGGTTCGTAGTCCGTGATTTCGTAGTTTTTACCTGTCTTCTTTTTGATAGGTCTAAACATTACGCTCATAGCTTTATGGAAGTTTTCCCAATCTTGTAAATAGTTTTCTAAGTCTACATATTCGCCGAAAGTAATTTCTTCTAAATTCGGAATAAATGCAAATTCTATGTCTTTTATTTTGAACGTTCTTTGAAGCTGCGGCTTTTGTTCGAATAGCTTTGTAAAATGTACTATTAGTTCGTTTAAGTCTGTTAATCTTATTTTTGCTATTTCTTTTAATTCTATTCCGCAGAAGATTTCTACCATTTTTTGAGCTACAAATTCTTCGTCGTTTGACTTCTTTTGTAGTTTTAAGAATTCTTGGTACCTGCTTAAAGGTATTTCATTTAAAGTAGATGGAAGTGTCAAATTTACCTTCATATATTTATAACTTATTTTTCGTGTTTTTGTATTACCTGATGTTATAGGTGCCGTAATTTGCACCTATTCCAAGTGTTTCCATTTCGTGATAGCGCAGCGCATCTATAGCGTGATTAAAATGGTCTATAGGCTTGTTTAG